TATGGCGAACAAAGTTGCTGAGACAACTGAGAAAAACATTTGGCATGGTACTTCTGCAACTGCAGGTAAATTCCAAAGTATCAACCAATCATTAGTTCTTCAAGGTGGTTACAATAACGTAGGTACTGGAGCAGTAAATGCTTCAAACGTAATTGCAACTTTGGGAAGCTTAGTTGATGGTATTGATCCAAATATCTATGGAAAAGACGGAGTATTCCTTTATGTACCACAAAACGTACTTCAAGCGTATGTTCGTGCATTAGGTGGTTTCTCTGCAGGTGTAGGAGCAGCAGGTCTTAACAACCAAGGTACTACTTGGTACAATGGCAATGCAAATGCCCTTACATATGATGGTATTCCATTATTCTACGCACACGGATTGGACAACAACAAAATTGTATTGGCTCAAAAAGACAACCTTTACTTCGGTACTGGACTTCTTTCTGACCACAATGAAGTTAAGGTTCTTGATATGGCTGACATCGATGGTTCACAAAATGTACGTTTCATCATGCGTTACACAGCAGGAACTGAAGTTGGCTTTGCACAAGAAGTAACTACTTGGGGATTGTAATTTAATGGGGGTGTAATGCCCCCTATGTATAACATTAAAAAACACTAAAAAATGGCAAGTTGTGATATCGCACACGGAAGGCTCGAAGCGTGTAAAGATGCAATGTCGGGATTGGACACTGCATACTTTGTAAACTTTGGTATTGACCCTTCTGACGTTACCATTGCGAGTAACGAAATTACTGCTGTGTCTGGTGTTTCTACTTTGTATAAGTTTGAGTTGAAAGGTGCGAATACCTTAGAGACTACAATCAATTCAAGTAGAGATAATGGTACTACATTCTTTGAGCAAGTTCTTACAATGCAACTAAAGACTCAAGATGTTACCGCACACGACACGGTTAAACTTTTATCATGGGGTCGCCCTCACATTATCGTTCACACTCGTAATGACCAATACTTTATGGTTGGTTTGAATCGTGGTGCTGACCTTACTGCAGGGAATATCTCAAATGGTACTCAGGCAGGAGATTTCAATGGTTATTCATTGACGTTTACAGCCCAAGAGAAATTACCTCCAATCTTTATTGATGCAACTACTGAGACTCAGTTGCAGGCAGTATTTGGTGGTGCTTCAATAGTATCTCAATAACCCTACTCGGTTATACTCACAAAAGGGTGGTCATTATGGCTACCCTTTTTTGTTTATCCAAACATTTGCTACTTTTATAGTTATATAGATATGATTGTATTAGGAACTCAAATAGGGGTAAAGTCAGTAGCAATTTGCCCAAAGACGAATGACATTATTGTGTGTTCGGTATTGGATGAGGCTGAGAACAAGTACTATGATTTAGAGGTAGTATCAGTAATCGAAGACCAATACTATACCACTTTTACATTTGACCAATCAATTGAATTTGTAGAGGGTAGATTCTATATGATGTATCTTTACGACTCAAACCAAAATGTTGCTCATAGAGAAAAGATATATTGCACTGACCAACCTATCGCCACATATAGCGTTAACGATGGACAATACAAGGTGCAAACACAAGAAAATGAATTCGTAGTTATATGAAATTAGACATCAAAACAGGCACAAACATAGTAGCCCAACTATCCGTATACGAACCACCTAAAATCGTAGAGAGTAATAGAGAGAATTGGGTAGGATGGGGAGAAGAAGATAATTACTTTGACTTTCTCATTGAGAGGTACACCACAAGTCCAACCAATAATGCGGTCATTAACAATATCGCAAAATTGATATTTGGTAAAGGTCTTTCTGCGGTAGATGCTTCCGCAAAGCCAAACGATTACGCATCCATGATGAATATCATTAGCGAGGAATGTGTAAAGCAGGTAATTATAGATCTAAAGATGTTGGGTAATGCCTCGTTTCAAGTAATTTGGAATGACAAACACGATGCAGTCTCTAAGATATACCACATTCCCGTTCAGTTGTTACGAGCAGAAAAGTGCAATGAAGAGGGAGATATTGAGGCATACTACTACTCAGATAACTGGCAGGACACAAGGACTTATGTTCCTAAAAGGATTCCCGTCTTTGGCACATCAAAAGAGAGCATAGAGATATTCTATATCAAGCAATACTCAGTAGGTACTAAGTACTACTCATATCCGGACTACCAAGGTTCTATCCCATACGCAGTTTTGGAGAATGATATTGCTCAGTATTTGATTAATGAGGTGCAAAATGGTTTCTCAGGAACAAAGGTCATCAACTTTAACAACGGAGTTCCTACTGAAGAGCAAATGGATGAAACCACCTCATCAGTAATGAACAAGTTAACGGGGCCAAACGGAAAAAGAGTAATCGTTAGTTTCAATGATACTGAAGCAAACAAAACAACCATTGACGATATATCTCTAAACGATGCACCAAGCCACTATGAGTATTTAGCTGAGGAATGTCTCAGAAAGATTCTATTAGGCCATAACGTAACATCTCCGCTATTGTTTGGTATTTCTTCAACGAATGGATTCTCAAGTAATGCGGATGAATTAGAAAACTCGTTTATCCTATACTACAACATGGTCATTAAGCCATATCAAGATTTGATACTAAAATCAATTTCTCATATACTGGCGACCAATAATATTACTCTAAAGCTGTATTTCAAGACATTAAAGCCTTTGGAGTTCTCAGGAGTTGACCAAGTTCCTACTGAATTAAGCAAACAGACTACACTAATAGACTCATTGATAGGTCTAGGAGAGGATGTAAGCGAGGATTGGGTTCTAATTGACGAATATGACGTTGACTATGAATTAGAAGAGCAGAGAGACGAAGAAATCGCATTATTGAATATGCCAAAAACTACTTTGATGAGTAAGATTCGTCAAGTATTCTTTGACAAAAGAAGTGTATCTACGGGAAATGCAAGACCAAACGCCAAAAGTTCGGATGATGAATGGGTAGATGGCTTTAAGTTTTACACAAGATATAGATACGATGGACCCGTTGATACAAATAGTAGGTCTTTTTGCTCAAAAATGGTAGGTGCAAATAAGCTATATCGCAAGGAAGATATCCTAATGATGAGCAAATTATCAGTCAATCCGGGTTGGGGGCCAAAAGGAGAAGACACTTACGATATTTGGTTGTACAAAGGCGGAGGCAATTGTCGTCACGTATGGAAAAGGCAGGTCTATGTATCTCTTTCTGAAACTGGAGGAATTGACTTTAATAGCCCTATTGCTCAGGAAAGAGCTAAAGTTGCAGTAAACAAAGCGGAAAAAGCAGGTTATGTAATTAAGAACCCAAAGAAAGTATCTCAAAAACCAAGAGATATGAGATATAATGGATTCCTACCTGATAACCCAATATATGGCAAATAATGAATGAAGAGGCATTACTTATTGGAAGAGATGAATTAGTAAAGTTTACTGCGGTAAATGGCAATGTAGATACTGATAAGTTCATTCAGTTTATCAAAATTGCTCAAGACATTCATATTCAAAACTACTTAGGCACAAAGTTGCTTAGAAAGATACAAGCTGATATCATCGCAGGAACTCTTACTGGAGCGTACAAAGATTTGACAATTAAGTACATTCAGCCAATGCTTATCCATTGGGCTTTATACGAGTATTTGCCTTTTAGCGCATACACTATTGCCAATAAAGGTGTTTACAAGCATACGAGCGAAAACTCGGATTCCGTAGATCGTACTGAGATAAGCCTATTGATGGAAAAGCAGAGAGATATTGCTGAGAACTATACATCAAGATTCATTGACTATATGTGCTTTCATACAACGACATTCCCCGAATACCTAACCGGAAAGAATGAGGATGTTCAGCCAAGCACAAAAAACAATTTTAGCGGATGGTACTTGTAAAAAAACCAAAGGAAGAAAACATTAAGAAACTTATCATATACCTAAAAAAGCAAAAGGATGAGCAACAACATAGGATGGGGAAAAGGAGTACTAAACGAGATTAATTGGGGTCAAGGAGCAGACGAGGGAAACAACCTTTTGGCTGAGAATGGTAACTTCTTTGTAACCGAGGACGGAAGATTATTGGTTACTGAAAGTCCAACAGATACGACAAACTTCGGTTATATATATGAATCCACTTGGAGTGGAGAAACACTATTAAAAAGATAAAAATGGCAGACGAAATTAGATTTTCAGAATTACCGGTAGCAAATATCCCTTTGGATGGGACTGAAATTGTTGCCTTAGTGCAAAATGGAACAAGTAAAAGGGCTAAAGTATCTGCACTTGCACCTACACCTCCACCTACTATGACTGCAGTTCCTACAAATATTTCTCATAACGGAAACCAAAACTCTGGGAAAATTAGCTTTCAATTTGACCCATGGTCAGCATCTCCACAAAAGGTATTTGGTTTTAAACA